ACCCTCGAGCTCATCGCCCAGGCCCTCCCCGACGACGACTGATGCCACGCTCCACCACCAAGGTCCAATCTACCAAGCTCCTCCGCCAGCTCCGACACCTCGCCCAGCTCGGGGAGTCCCTTGAGCAGGCGACCAGGCCCTCCGCCGAGCTCCTCGCCACCGATGCCCGCCGGCGAGCGCCGGAGGACACCGGCCGCCTGAAAAGAGCTCTCCGGGTCCTCGACTCCGAGGTCACCAAGGACCGCGCCACCTGGTCTGTCGGGGTCGACGACCCGGGCCGGGTCCACATTGCCATCTACCTCGAGCTCGGGACCTCGCACGCCGGGCCGCGACCGTTCCTCCGACCCGCCGCCAGGGCCAACCGCAAGCGGTTCTCCGCCTCCATCGCCTCCGAGCTCCGCCGCGAGCTCGCCTCGAGGGTCCGCCCATGACCTCCTCCGCCATTCTCCGAAACCTTCGCGGGTTCATCCTGGCAATCGGCACCATAGCCGACCTGGTCGGGTCCCGCGTCTCCATGGGACACATGCGCCAGGGCACCGCGCTCCCCGCCATCACCTTCCACCTCACCGGCGCCTCGAGAGGTCTCACCCACGCCGGCGCCGACGGGTTCATTACCACCGAGATCCAGCTCGATATCTGGTCCGCAGACCCCGACACCACCACCCACGACGAGCTCGAGCTCATCACCGACCAGCTCCTCGAGCTCCACGGGTTCTCCGGAGCCATCGGCGCCGAGCCCGTCGACCTGGTCGAGGTCACCAACGACCTCTACCTCTACGAGCCCGAGCCAGGCCTCCACCACCGAATCCTCGAGCTCGCCATCCATCACCAGGAGTAGACCATGGCCGAAACAGAACTCACCAACGACGTGACCGCACCAGGCACCAACGGCACCACCGGGCAGGACTTCACCTGGTCCGCCGCCGACAACGCCAACGGAAACAAGGTCGACCACAACGGGAACGTGCTCGTCCTCGCCCGCAACGACGACGGCAGCCCACAGACCGTCACCATCACCTCCACCACCGACCCATGGGGCCGATCCGGCACCATCTCCGCCTACTCCCTCGGGGCCGGCGAGTACGCCTGCTTCGGGCCCTTCCGGGGCCCGGGCTGGCAGAACGCCGACGGGCACCTCTACCTCACCGCCTCCGACGCCAACGTCAACTTTGCCGTGATCCAGCTTTAGACAGCTGTAACCAAACCCAACAGGAGCCCATCCAATGACCCAAGCAATCCGAGCCCACGGAACCCTCCTCGCGCGTGGCGACGGTGGCAGCCCCGAGAACTTCACCACCATCGCCGAGGTAACAGCCATCAACGGCCCCGAGCTCGAGCTCGAGCTGGCCGACGTGACGTCGCACGACTCCACCTATCGGGAGTATCTTGCCGGTATCGCCGACTATGGCGAGGTCAACTTCGACGTGAACATGGTTCCCGACGACACCCAGCACAACGGCCTTGTGTCCGACGCCGAGAACGGGACCCTTCGCAACTTCACCCTCACACTACCCTCGGGCACCCTGGACGTTTGCTCGTTCGCCGCATACGTGGTCGGGGTCTCCCGCTCCATGCCCATCGGGGCCGACCCGTACAAAGCCTCCATCACCCTGAAGGTCTCCGGTGGGGTCACCTGGGCCTAGCATGCAAGACACCATCACCCTCGAGCTCGCCCCTGGCCGCGAGGTCACCCTTCGCCTTACCCTCGCCGCCATGTATCGGGCCGAGCGCCAGGACCCCCGCCTTGCGCTTCTGAGCCCCGCAGGCTGGGCCCTGGTCCAGGATACGGTCCAGGGCCTTCTAACGGTCCTCTGGGCCGCCATAGAGGCGCCACAGCGCCCGGCAACGCCAGAGCAGCTCGGGGAGCTCCTCCCCGCCTCCCGCCTCGAGGAGCTCGCCGGCGAGCTCGCCGTCCTCTGGTCCAAGGCCTCGCCGCCTCCGGAGGACCTCGCCGACCCTCCGACGGGCCCGGAGCACGCCTCGACTGGCGAGAGCTCCGGGCCTACGCCCGAATCGACCTCGGGATCGGGAACGCCGAATTCTGGGAGCTCACCCTCTCCGAGCTCGCCGCCCTCGGCCGCCGGGCCCTCGTCCAACGCGAGCTCGCAGACTGGCGCGCCTGCTTGGTCGCCTCGATCCTCGCCAACCAGTACCGCGACCCCAAAAAGCGCCGGAAGCCCTACCTCCCCGAGGACCTGATGCCCACCCGACAGAACGCCAAACCGACCAACCAGCCCCTCGAAACCGACCCCGAGGCCGTCGCCGCCAAGATCCGGCGAATGTTCGGGCACCCGGAGGCCTAGACCATGGCAGGCGAGCTCACACTGCAAGAGCTCCTCGTGAAGATCGGGGCCGACGCGAGCCAGTATCGGTCAACCCTCGACGGCGCCCGCCGCCACCTGCAACAGTGGTCGACGGGAATGGACCGGCTCGGAACCAGGCTCACCGTGGGCCTGTCCGCGCCCATGGTCGCCGTCGGGGCCGGCGCCCTGAAAATGGCCATAGCCGCGAGGGAGTCGGAGTCCATGGTGTCGGTGTCCTTCGGGAAGATGGAGGGCAGCGCCAGGAAGTGGTCGGAAGGCCTCCGCGACGAGCTCGGGCAGAACGCCTACGCCGTCCGCAAACAGGCCGCCACCATGAACACCATGCTCAAGAGCATGGGTCTCTCCGAGGACCAGGCCTACAAACTCTCGACCTCGCTTGTGGAGCTCGGGGCCGACCTCGAGTCATTCTTTGACCTGTCCTCCGGCGAAGGGTTCGCCAAGCTCCGGGCCGGTATCGCCGGGGAAGCCGAGCCCCTCAAGCAGCTCGGAATTCTGGTCAACGAAAACACCGTCAAGCAGACCGCGCTGCAATACGGCCTCATTCAGACTGGCGAGGTCATGACCGAGCAGCAGAAGGTGATGGCTCGGTACCTCACCATCATGAACGCCACCGCCGACGCCCAGGGCGACCTCGCCCGAACCGCGGAGTCCCCCGCCAACCAGATCCGCCGCCTGAAGAACCAGATGGCAGAGACCGCTATCGAGCTCGGGAACGCCCTTCTCCCCGCCCTCGAGGCCGCGCTCCCCACCATCAAAAGCCTGGCCGACCGCCTGGCCGCCGCCGCCACCGCCTTCGCCAACATGAGCCCGGAGGCCAGGAAAACCGCCCTCACCATCGCAGGGCTTCTCATCGCCGCCGGCCCCATGCTCAAGGTCGGAGCGTCGCTCACATCGACCATCGGCTCGGCCGCCGGCGCCCTCGGGAAGCTCACCGAAGCCGCCAAGAAGGCCAAGGCCGCCAAAGCCGCGCTCACCGTGGGCACCTCCGCCAACGTGCAGGCCATGGCCGCCGCCGCCAAGTCCGCCGCCGCACTGAAAGCCGGTTTGGTTGGCCTGGCCGCCGCCGCCGGGGTCGCCATCGGCACCGCAATCCGCCCATGGGTCAACGAAACCCTGGGCCTGGCCGACGCTATGGGCCTGGTCGCCGACAAGCAAACCGACTGGACCGACGAGCTCACCGACAACAAGGACCTGTACCTTACAAACCTCGAGCTCTACAACAAAATGCGCGAGAAGCTGGGAATGCTCGGGGACGAGTACCTCGTGACCGCCGACCACACCGAGGCCAACGCGAGGCGCCTTGCCCGCCTGTCCGAAGAGGTCCGCGCCGCCGCCCGCGCCACCAACACCGGCGCCGAGGCCCAACGCAACCTCGGGAACGCCCTCGCCTCCACCGAGACCATCGCCGAACGCCTGCGCGCCGCCATGGCGCGGCAGGACAAGGCCCTCGCCGACGTGGCCTCGAGGACCCGTGAGCTCTACGGTGTGATCTCGAAGAAGGAAGCCGAGGAGCAGATGCGCCGCCTGGTCGCCGACTTCGCCCTCCTCGCCTCCGAGGGAGTCTCTGCCGAACAGATTGTCTCGAAGTTCGGGCCTTCGGTCGAAGAGCTCGCCGACGTGGCCAAGCAGTACCGCGACATCGACACCCCCGACGACTTCCGCCAGCTCGCCCACGCCATCGGGAAAGGCAAGGACGGGGCCCTCTACTACGTCTCGACCCTCGCCGACCAGATGAAACACCGGGTACCAGAGGGCGCCGAGCAAGCCAAGCAGGCCCTCGAAGGCACCATCGCCGAGGGTATGGCCAACGCCAAGGGCACCGTCGACGCCGAGTCCTCCGCCATCCTCGAGACCCTCCGGCAAATGGCTGAGCACGAGTTCTCCATCGACGTGCACCTCAACGCCGATACCGAGGCCCTACAACGGCAGCTCGCCGCCGCCGGGGTCCAGCCCGACACCGGAGGCACCCTCCCATGAGCTTCACGTGCCTTTCCGCCGGTGGCACCACCCTGGTCCTCGACAACGCGCCCAAGATTGTCAACCGCCACAACGAGGGCGGGCCCGTCACCGCCTCCGGGTACTCAATCTCCGGGGACGCCATTGTCACCCACTTCCCACAGGTCACCGACCGCCGAGTGGTCCGCCTGCGCTTCGAGGCCCTCACCGCGACCCAGGCCTCCAACCTCCGAACCATCCTCGACGGTACCGACCCCATCACCGTCCGCCTCATCTCCGGCGGTGGAACCTTCTCCGCCGCCGCCGTCGACTCCGAATTCTCGGGAGTCCATGGCGCCTTCCCCGACTCCGCGCCCTCACGCCTGCAATACGAGGCCGCCGAAGTGGAGCTCGTCCGACTGTAGGAGACACCCATGGCCGCCGACCTCATCCTCCGCCACCCCGACCTCGACACCTCCGCCGTTGGCGACCTCGACCTCCGGTACCAGAACACGGTGAACACGCCCATCTCATCGTGCACAGACCTCGAGAACGGGCAGCTCATCGCCGGGCAGTACACCCTGCTCTGGGCCGACGCCACGACCCTTTCGGTCACCGCCGCCGACGGCTCAAAGAACCCCAACCACGACGCCTCAGTATCAGTCACATGCGACGGCTCCACCCCCAACCTCGACGTCATCCTCGGGGCCTCGCTCGTGTTCTCCGCCTCATGCACCACGGGATGGACCGCCGTGGTTTCTGTTGGCGCCAAGATGACCGCCCTCGGAGTCATGACCCGCACCCTCGACGTCGGAGTCATCGACGCCGGGTCCTCGAGCTCCAACCAGCAGGTCACCGCCTGCAACATCGGGTCAGACGACGCCGTCGAGTGTGATATTCAAGCAATGCCCGCCATGTACTGGACACAGTCCGGCGCCGGCGACATTGTCGACCTGATCGACAACCACACCGACGACACCCGGGAGCACTCCGCGAGCGCCGGCTCCTACGCCATCACCTTCGCCAACTGGGGGAACGACCCCGGTGGGTCGGGGAAAAAGTCCTGCGACATCCTGGTCGATGGCAACACCGCCGTCGCTACCGCCGTGATGGACGGAGCCACCCGCTACCAGTACGGGGTCGCCGCTTACGACGACATCAACGACTACGCCGAGGGTCTGTCGTTCATCCTCGCCGACTCCACCGACGACCCCTCCGCCGTCACTATCACCCTCACCGTGATGGAGGGCTGGCAGTGGGTCGAGCTCGCCGAGGACTCCGGTGGCTCCCCCGGGTCCTGGGGTTCGGGCCCGGTGGACCTCACCGAGTCCGGCGAGACCACCGGGACCATCACCTCGAGTGGGAAGGCCTACGCCCACACCCGGTGGAGCCCACCCGATGGGACCAGCCCCTCCGACTTGCGAGGCTACCGACTGGGCCTCCGCGGGAAATCGATCTAGACCTCACCAGGAGCTCACAATGGCCACCCTCCGAGAGTATGAATACGGCCGCCCCGCCGTCCAGTGGGCCGATTTTGACGCCGTCCAGATCCGGGGCCGATCCCTCAACCACGACCCCGGGGCCTCCGCCAACTTCGAGGGTTCCTCAACCTTCGACCCCACGGTCCTCGATCACGTCTACAACAACTCCGACGCCTACGCCCGGAACCTGATCGAAGTCACCCTGGACACCGTCCGCGCCCAGCTCGGGCACACATCCCTCATCCTCTACGCCGACCTCGCCTTCTACAGCTACGTCGCCCCAGGGTCCGGCATCATCTCGGGCACCATCGACGCCTACAGGCTCCTCGCCTCAGGCGCCGACCTCTCCGACTGTACCAACCTCAAGATGGACGCCACCGGGCCCGAGTACTGGACCTATTCAGACTATGCGCCCTATCCCGGCGAGGACGTGGCCGCCGACGCCTTCGGGTCCATCGCATTCACCGGGGAGGGCGGGGTCTACCCCAGCTCCCCGGACAACTTCCTCGATATCACCGACGAGCTCGCCCTCGCCCTCCGGCGATCGGTCGCGCTCCGCCTCATGCTCAAAGGCCAAGCGGGGTGGGGTTCGGGTTACTACCAGATGGCCTGGAACACCGCCGGATACACCCCATACCTCCGCGCCTTCCACAACTACCGCCTCGAGTTCTTCCAAGCCAACGCATCCACCGGCGAAATCGACCTCGACGGCCTGGTCACCGACGACGAGGACACCCACGTCTACCTCGGGGCCCTCGAGCGAGGAGACACCGGCACCGCGAAAAAGCTCTACCTGGTCAACCTCGGGGACGCCACCCTCCCCCACGTGGAGATCCTCGACGACCACCCCGAGTGGTCCGACCCCGTCCAGAAGGCCGGGTCGGGAACCGGCCGCCTGGACTACGTCACCCTCGCCGAGGCGTCGGTGTCCCAGGAGTACTGGGTCCGGATGACGAGCTCGTCCGCCTACGAGGTCAAGGCCCTCGCCTATCGCGACAACACCGACAACCTCAACCCGTCCTACGGTGGCGCAGGCTGGACCGGCACCACCGCCGGGTCCTGGACCTCGCCCAACGGCGACCTCACCATCCCCGCCGCCGCCTGGCAGCCGGGAACCCTGGTCAACGACGAGTTCCAAATCTACGTCAAGGGCAACTCCACAGACTCCACCTGGCCCGCCGACTCCAACGACCAGGTACAGATAACCTACGACTCCGGTGGGTCCGCCGACTCCGCCAACTGGCGACGGGTCGACGGCCGGAGGACCAGGTCGACCGGTAGCGTCACCATCGACGCGACCACCAAGAAGATCCCCGTCCGCTACATCCAGACGTCCTTCTGGGTTGTTGGCGAGCGCGCTTTCATCGCCGACGACACCAACATCAACCACGGCGACGTCAAGTCTGTCGCCGCCGCCTCGGTCGGGTCCCTGTCGCAGGACGTTGGGTCGGGCCTCGACGATTGCACGCTCTCGGGCAACTACTACGGGTCGGAGTTCTACGAGACCGCCGACAATACCGACGTCAAGCTCAAGATAACGACCGCCGGCGCCACCGACGAATTCCAGTATTCCCTCGACGGTGGCTCCACGTGGAACGGCTCGGGAATCGCCATGACCGGGAGCGCCCAGCAGCTCGGGTCCACCGACCTCTACGTCACCTGGGCCGCCACCACCGGGCACACCCTGAACGACGAATGGACCGCCGACGTCACCCCGTACTATGTGGAGCTCGAGAACCTCACCGCCAACTCCAACGTCTACTCAGCCGACGCGAAGGTCGGAACCTCGCTCCCCATCCGCGACCTGACCGCCATGGTCCGCGCCACCACCACCGCCGCCGCCGGGGTCTCCGAGACCCCCGCCAACCGGGTCTACCTCGAGGGCCCCAATGGAGAGACCCCCACCGCCCTGGGAATCTCCACCTCCGACGTGCTGCAAATTGTCCACCCGTCCGCCGCCACCGTGGTCGAAGAGCTCACCGTGCAGACCGTGGGTGGCACCTACGTTGACGCCGACGCAGACCTCACCTACGACTACGCCACCGGCGCCCGGATCCTCAAAGTGGGCACCGGCGACACCGCGTTCTGGGCCCGCGCCGTCGCCTCCGGGTCCACCGCCGAGGAGCAGAAAGAGCTCCGCTTGAACACCCGAGTCTGAGGAGACCCCAATGGACACCTACATCGTCGCCGGTGGGCAATCCACCGTCGCCTCCAACACCGAGACCCAGCTCCGAATCACCGCGCCCGCTAACCGCATCGTGCGCATCAAACGGGTCCGGGTCACCCAGTCCACACACAACACCTCCGAGCAGGTCGCCCTAGCCGCCAAGCGTTGCTCCGTCGCCGGGTCCGGTGGGTCCGCCAAGACCCCAGTTCCCCTCGAGGCCAACGGTGGCGCCGCCGGCGCCACCGCCGAGTCCGGGCCCACCACCGAGCCCACCTACACCGGGGACGAGCTCCTCGCCCTGAACTGGAACGCACTTGTTGGCCGCGACCTGGTCCTCGGGCCTGGCGAAGAAATTGTGCTCCCGCCCTCGGGAATCATCGGGTTCTACATCGTGCACCCCGCCGGCGCCACCACCCTGACCCCGTCCGTCGAAATCACCTTCGAGGAGCTCGGGTAACACCCCGCCGTGTCCGCACTTCTCCACGTCGACGAACCTGCCCCTCCGATTCGGGCCCACACCCCCGTCTACCCCGACGTCGACCAGGTCGCCCTCGCCGGGTTTGTCCGCCTTGTCGCCACCGACCCGGCCTCCGGCGACCTCGAGGTCCCCGCAGGCTACGCCGTGTCCGCCACCCTCGCCGCCGCCGCCACCCTCGACCCCGACCTGGTCGAGCTCGACATCGACGGGACATCCTTCACCGTCGCCGGTGGAGGCCTGGACTACTCCCGCCAGATGCGCAACTGGGCCGGGTCCATCGTCGAGGACAACCGCGAGCTCACCTTCTACGTCCTCGGGCAGTGGTTCTCAGGACCTGCCC